CAAACGATGATGACCGATGAACAGGTCAAGGCCGTGGTGCGATTCCGGCGCGACTCGATCACCGGCCGCACATGGGGCTTCGAGGACAATCCATCATTGAGCGACGCAGAGAACGCCAAGCGCAAAGAAGTCCTGACAGCGATCCTGAAGAAAGTTGACGGCTCATTCAAAACGAAGCTTGATGCTATGATGTCCAGCTTGACCTGCGGCTTTTCTATGGTGGAAAAGAGTTTCGACTTAATGGACATCGGCGGCAAGCAGTGGTATGGGATCAAATCGCTGACCAAGAAGCCTTTCGACAGTTTCTATTTCAAGCTGGATAACTTTGGCCAGCTGGTCGGCGTTGAGCAACGACTGGGAGCATATAGCGCTGACCTTAAGCTGAAGGACTTCGTTCACCACGTCCACAATGCTGACGTCCACCCTTACTATGGCCAGAGTGAATTGCGCGAAGCATATCGAGCATATTGGAGCAAGGACATAACCCATCATCTCCAAAATGTCTGGCTCGAACGCGCGGCTGCAGGCTTCACGATTGCCAAGCCGTTAAAGGGCAAGACGTTGACTCTCAAGAGTCCTGAATACACAGCCATCAAGAGCGTTCTGAGCAATCTGCGCTCGAACGCTTCAGTATTGTTTCCCGCAGACATGGATATCACCATTATTCATCCTTCCGACACGCAGGCATTTGATCGCGCCATTACCGGCCATGACAAAGCAATAGCCAAAGCCTTATTAATGCCCAACCTTTTAGGTTTGAGCGAGCAAGGGCCGGGCGGCTCGCGCGCACTAGGCGACACGCAACTGGAAGCATTCCTCTGGATACTAGATAGTGAATCGATGGGACTTGTCGAGACTGTTAATGAACAATTGATCGCCGATCTCGCGCGGCTTAACTTTCCTGATGGCTTGTTTCCGCGATGGATCTTGATGGATCTATCTGAAAAGAAGTCCATGGAGCAATTGGACAAATTCATCGCTCTGGTCAATGGCAACGCAATTACTCCGCTCGAATCCGATGAAGTCCACGCACGACAGCTCTTGAAGTTCCCAGAGAAGTCGAAGGGCGAAGAAGAAAGTGACAACATAGATCCTGCCACCGCGCTATCAGGCACTCAAGTCGCTGCCATGCTCACAGTGCTGGATAAGGTCGCGGCCGGATCGCTTCCGCGCAAGACAGGCATACAAGTATTGATCAATAGCTTTCCCATCAATAGCGAGCAGGCCGAAGCCATCATGGGCGAAGTCGGTAATGGGTTTGAACCGAAGACAGAGACTCCTGTCCCTGAAGATGAGCCTGAATTGGACGACGAAGGCGACCCGATTCCGCGCGAGCCTCAGCCGCCGCCGAATACGGATGAACAAGTCAACCCGATATTGCAAGATCCTGACGATGAAACGATTAGGCCGAAGAAGCGCGTGGTGGTCACGACTGGCAGAATGAAGGCCGTTATAGATCGCGTTGAGTTCGCCGTCATCGCGAGTAAAAGCGAAAGCATTGAAACGGCCTTCATCATTGATTTGTCTGCGCGCAACTTAGATCTGCTGACGCCTGTCACCAATGATTTAGTGCTTCTGGACACGATGTCAGCCGACAAGGTCCAAGACGTCAAATTCAGCAGTCGTCAAATCTCGAAGCTTCAGGCGTCCACTAAGCGCATGCTGACTTCTTCATGGGCCTTGGGAATCAAGCACGCCAAGAGCGAGATCAATCGCGCATCTGGCAAGACGTTCACCGTGGACTTCGCGCGGCTCGATAATGAGGCTGCTGACTTCTTTAACTCCAAGTCGTTTACTATGACCGGAAAGCTCACAGCCGATATGCTCGCGATTATCCAGAACGAGTTAAGTCAGGCCATCAAATCATCGGCCTCTGGACGCAATACGGTTGACGCGATCTATCGCGCCATGGCAGCCAAAGGCTTCCTCACGATGGAGGATGCACAATCACAAATGCAGGATATTCTCGACTCAAAAGAGAGTGCCACCGCACGCCTCGCCACCGTAGTTCGAACCAATTCATTTGAGGCCATCAACGAGGCGCGCTATTCGTATTTCACTGATTCCACGTTGGACGAGTTTGTTCAGGCGCTCGAATACTCATCCATCCTTGATTCGCGCACCACTCAGATCTGCAATCACCTTGATGGCCATACTCACGCTGCTGAAGGCGATATCTGGGGCAAGATTTACCGGCCGCCAAATCACTTTAACTGTCGCAGCCTCCTCATTCCCGTCACGACCTTCGATACATGGGAAGAGGACGAGCCGCCCGAACTACTACCACAAGAGGGATTCAGATGAAGCAAGAACTATTCGCAGTTGGCAAGTGGAATGGAATGGCGTTCACTCTCGCCGATCTAAAATCGATTGCGGCCAACTTCAGCCTTCTGAAGAAGTATCTTCAAGTGCCGTTGAAGCTTGGCCACAATGACGCTCAAGCCGTGACCGACGGCCAACCTGCCTTGGGCTGGATAACGGCCGTTGAAGTTATCGGCGAGAAGTTAGTTGGCACATTTGAGTCTGTACCGTCGATTGTCCAAAACGCATTCGACAAGAAGCTTTACCGGAACGTCTCTATTGAGCTTGATTTTGATGTCACTCATAAAGACGTTCACTATGATTTTGTTCTTACAGCTGTTGCGTTGCTCGGTGCGGATATGCCTGCCGTTAATACGCTGAATGACCTTGGAGCCTTCTTGGCGTCAAGGAATAGCGAGCTGGCTGGATGCGGATATTCCGCGAATCGTCAGGCAACTTTCACATCAATCACAGGAACCATAAAGGAGACTATTATGACACCTGAAGAAATAGCAGCGATGGTGGCAGCAAACGCAGCGTTCAAGCTCGCGAATGACACGCTCACCACGCAGATCGGAACCATCCAAACGTCTTTGGAGAATCAGACAGCGACCTTCGCTGCTGATAAACTGAAGAACGAGGCGAGCGTCAAGCGCGTCAAATTCACAGCCATCTTAGAGAAGGCCGTCACTGACAAGATCATCTTGCCGGCGCAACGGGAAGCTTTTTCTGGCATTCTTAAACTGGACGACGATGCAGCTGTCATGGCACTCGAAGAGCCGACCGTCACTGCGTTGTTCGCTGGTATGACGCCGAAGGGCAAAGACACCGGCCTGAACGACGATGGCACGCCCAAGGACGAAGAGGATGAAGATCCAAGCGTGAAGTTAAGTGCTATGACTTTCTCTCACATGGCCAAATCGGGCAGCAAGGACTTCGCGGCCTCCATGGAAATAGTCATGTTGGCTGAGCCTGAGTTGGCTCGTGCTTACATTGACAGCAACGGGGAGGTTGAATAGTCATGTTTCAAGGTAAACACGATCTCGTATCTATCGACGCTGGCGCGGATCTATCGACGCACCAGCACAAGGCAGTCTCAGTTGCAGGCACCATCGCTGCCACTGGTGCCACCGCAATCGGGCTTCTTCAAAACAAGCCTGCTGCATCAGGCCGTCAAGCTTCGGTCGGCTATCAAGGACTGATGAAAGGCTATGCCGGCGCGGCTATCAGTAAAGGCGCAGGTGTCATGGTAACCACTTCCGGTTTCCTTATCACCGTCACTTCCGGCGCATTGTCTAACGGCAAGGCATTGGTTGCGGCTAATTCCGGCGATTTATTTGCCGGCCTCTTCAACTTCACGAACGGCTATCAGGGAGCATAAGCATCATGAAGAATCGTAAAAAGTTTGGCGCCACGGCCGAAGATATGCACATTGATGTCTTGCTGTCGAATGTCGCCATGGGATACCGGCCGTCAGGGTTGATCGCTGACCTGATCTTTCCTGAAGTGACGGTGCAAAAACAGTCAAATTACTTCACCATCTTTACGCGCGCGGATGCGCTACGGATAGAAAACGACGACAGAAGCCCCGGCGCAGAAGCGAATGAAATTACACGAAGTATGTCCAGCGAGACATATTACTGTAACAACAAAGCTCTGAAGTATCCTGTCACAATTGAAGACAAGGCGAACGCAGACCCCATCTATGTTCAACGCCTTATCAACGGCCGTGTTGAATTCATTTTAGACAAATTAGGTCTGGGATGGGAGAAGCGCATTGCCGATAAAGTGACCAATCCGGCGAATGTTGGCAGCTCATCCGCTGTTGCGTCCGGTTGGGTCGATCATGCGAATGCTGACGTGCTGGGCGACCTTCACCAAGGCATTGAGAACGTGAAAGACTCCACCGGCCTGACGCCCAACCGGATTGTCTTTGGTGAATCGGCATGGCGCAACGTGCGTCGAAACGTCGAGATCAGAAACATCATCAATGGCACGAATAACGGCGGTGGGTACGCCAACATGAAGCAGATGGAAGACCTGTTGGAAATTGAAAAGGTCTTGGTCGGCGGCGCATACCAGAATGCAGCGAATGAAGCGCAAGCGGAATCGCTGAGTCAGATCTGGGGCGACAATGTTCTGATTTACTTCTCTGCTGAAAAGCCTTCAATGGAAAAGCCTTCATTTGGCTATTCATTCCGTTGGAAGAATGGCGCACTGCCAAATATGCAGGTGGAACGTCATCCGTATGACTCGCGCAAGAAGCGCGAAGAAGTGGAAGTTGGCTATTATCAGGATGAAAAGATAACCGGCGCTGAGTATGGCTTTCTACTGACCGCCGTAAACTCATCAACCTAATGGCCATTGGCCAGTAACCAAATAGGGCCGGCATGAACAGTCCGGCCCTATTTTAACTTAAAAGAGAGACTGAAATGCTTGTAAAAATTAAAGGATTGTCCTCGGCTAGCACTGTTGCCGATGATGTAACTCAAACCCAGAACGCTCTGGGCGCTGCCATTGGCGATGTGATGCGTGCCAATATCTTAGTTC